GTTACTTCTACGTTGAGTAATATCAAAATCACCAGAAGTAATTGTACCAATAACTGCAGTAATAGCACCACCCGCATTAATTTGATCTGTTCCTGTTTCTTGGTTATAGTATATCGTACTTCCGTCCGTATTACCAACAACATCTGAAGAGGCATTATCTGATGGATTATAGTATGTTGCGTGTGGTTTATCAAAAACAGCAGAATCTTGCCACGCTGCTCTGGGTAAAGTACCTGTTGTCCATATAGGACGTTTAGGAGATGAATCTAAGTAGTTATAAGTAACCACCCTGTTAATCTGATCCGATGCAGCCGTGCAATAAAACCAACTAACTTCACCAAACAAATTATTTAATCCTGCATTAATAAGATCTCTAGAAGTAGCATTTATATCGTCGTAGACATGGTCTTCTACAAGACATGGCATCGATTTTAGCTGACCATCATATGTAAAGAAACCATTCTCTGACATCCAATAAGCCGTACCGTCAACTTCAATACAAGCATTTTTACCAAACAATCCGCAGTTAGTACCTACTTGTTCAAAAGCAAATACAAAGTCTCCACCTACAAATTTCATCAAAAACAATGCGGTATCAGTCCATACATATATCGCATCCCTACCTTTGATAGCGCCCATAATTTTAGATCCATCAGCAAATCTTTGTGTACCAGAATTATTTTCTGCTTTTACTACATAAGCATCTGTGCCATCAATATTTTCTTGGTCAGAGAAACGTAAAAACATATCATCTTGAGTAGCAGGGTTTCCAACTGTAGTTTCTGTACCAAAAAATACTAGGTGTCTATCGGGAGTTGATACCAATACATGACGTGATGCAGTTGGCGCGTTGGCAAGTAATGTTGCTCTAGTATTGACAGCCCCTACTGCTGAAGCGTCCCATTCAAAACATCTACCATTATAAATAAGTGCAATTAATTTTGTACCGTAGTTGTCAAGAATCCATAAACCAGGATCAATTGTAAAGTCAGTAGAAGCAGGATCACCCCAACCTGCAAAACTAGAAATATTTGTAACCGTGGCACCACCACTGTGGGTAGCTTTTGTAGTTCCGTTTACACCTCTAGCACCGCCACTCAAAGTATTTGTTGTTGTATTATTTGCTGTAAAACTTATATCTTCTGTACCAATTCTAATTTCTCCTGAAGATGGAAATGCTGCAGAGTTTGTCAATACAATATCGGTTGTAATTAAATCTGTTATGGCTGTAGCTAAAGTTGTTGTAGCAGCACCTAATGAAGTACCTCCAAATAAACCAGCACCCCATCCAAAACCACCTAATTGTTGTGATGGCCCTACTGTGTAATAACATAAAGCAGAAGCAGATCCAGATGTACTTAATGGCGTGCCGGTTTCTTGAGAAGCCATTGTAATAGTGAACGTAGTTGATGTTGGAACTGACGTTACCATAAATTTAATATCTTCAAACGTAGCATCTGTGTAGGTAGATCCTACTGCAGTCACGCCACTAACACTATCAAACAATACAATATCATTATCAGCGAGTCCATGCACTCCGCTACATGTTACTGTAACAGTTGTAGAAGACGCTGTGCTTGTAAAATTAACTCCTGTTAATGTAGTTCTTATAGGGTGTATGTCGTAATATGTACCACCTGAATACACATATAAAATTCTATTTGTTCCTATTGCAGCATATTTAATACCAGCATTATCATCCCAATGATGAATAGCTCTAGCCGCACCTGTTAGTTTATCTTGTCCTAACTGTTGCCAACCACCTATTTTTTCTGGAGAACCGTATCTAAATCTAACATTGTCACCATCAAACCATTGTCCCTCGGCCCCGGTCTCTGTAACCTGTTTATTGAACCCTGGTGCAAAACCTAATTTTTGTAACATATAACCTCATTATATTATGTATTCCTTACTGGTGGAACACCTAACATTGGCCTTCTGTCGAACCTATTTTTTTCAGCAAAAGGACCATTTACATGGTTATAATGAAGAAACACTTGTCCGCAAGTAGTTCCTTCAAAAGGTTCTCTCCAATGTTCTAATTCACATCCACTATATACCAGCATATCGCCGACTTCAAGTAAGACTTTAGTGCCTTCTGGAGCGTTTGGTTTATGTATATTCTTGTATTCATCAATAACAGTATCTGCACCTGTGCCATCTATAAAGATAGGCCAAGGATCACCTCCTAAGTTTATGGTAGTAGATATCTCACAACTAGGTCTATCTTTATGTCTTTTTAATTCGTCTCCATGCTTATATAATCTAGCGTATGAATAAGTTGGAATTAAATCTAGGCCTGTTTCTTGCTGCATTACTGGTAATACTTTCATTAACAAAGTCTCCATTACAGGATCCGCATAATGAGAGTAAGTGTTTGGAATCTGTTTATCTGTCCATGTGCCTAACATACCACTGTCATAAGTTATATTATTATCATACATCCATTTAACTGCATCACGTTTAAGAAGAAAATAGTTAAATATAAAATTAGCTAACTCGTAGTTAATTGCTTTTTTTATTATTTGATATTTATTAAAAGCCATCTTGTATAAAATTAAAACTTACTGATATTCTTATATCATTTGATTTGTTGGGTTCAACACAATGCCATAACCAAGAAGGAAACATAATTATTCTACCTTGTTTTGCATCTAAATGAACCTCTCTCCACAAATGTCTTGGTGGTTGTCCTTTTTTTCTTAAAGGCATTGTAGTTTGTATTCCAGGTCTAGGGTCGTTGAAAACTATCTTACCACAATTAGGGTTAGTTTTTACATAGTAAACACCACTGTATAAACTATTAGGATGTATATGAGGTCTGTTATATCCACCAGGATAATTTATATTAGCCCACATATTACCAAGCTTTGGTTCCTTGTCTAACCATTCTTCTTTAAATATTTTATGTTGCATTTTATATAACTCATCAACAAGATTTTTAAAAGGTTCCATAGTGTGCATATTGGTTTCACTATGCCAACCATTTACATTTGTTTTTTGCACACCCTTGTCTTGTTTAGACCAAGCAACAATATCATTAGCTAGTTGTTGATTATCTATTTTGACGTCTTCAGCAAATATAAGAGTTGGAAAAAATCCTTCAGCTATCATCTAAATGGTTTACCTCCAAACCAAACAACAAGAGATTGTCTGACTCCTCGTTTTACAGGATTAACTCTGTGGTTTAAAAATGATGCAAAACAAATAGCATGACCTTGTTTTAACTCTGCAAATTTACCAGGTGCCATCAATTCCAAATCACCCCCTTCGAACTCCGATGGATCATTTAACAACAATGTCATTGATATTTTTCTTACAGGTGGCTCGTGTTGCATGTTCACATCACAATCCATATGCCAATCATAGAACCCACCTTCTGGATATTCTGTAAACTGTGCATTCTCTGTTATCTGTATGTCACCGAAACCAAAATGATTTTCATTTGCTTTTTGTATAAATTTATAAAGATCACGATACATGGGTTCCATTTCTTTAAATGGTATCCAAGAAATTGTAGTTACTCTTTTTTTAGTATCTGTTCCACCACCAGGTTTATTCATACCTACTTGTGCAGTTTGTGGTGGTTGTCTTCTTCCTGCCTCTATAATCTGTCTACACTGATCAGGTGTAAATAATGGAGAAGTTGTTTGTATGATCCAACTCTTCCATTTAGGCTCACTTATATGCATGTTCTCGTACATTAACTTACTCCTCTATTTTGAATTGGGTCATATCTAACATCCATATTTGCAGCAAGTGTTCTTCTAAACCCTGGTCCATTAAAAGGATAAACACAATGTCTCATGTCATATGGAAATATATAAAAGTCTCTTTCTTTAATATCTGGTTGATAGTCTACATTTGCAAAATGTCCATTAGCTGAACCCAGTATTTGTAATCTACCATTTTGTGGTTGATTAGGTGATGAATATTCTACACCATAAGACTCTGGTAATTTTAAAATCATAACAGAAGATAAACCTGTAAATAATGATCCTTGGTGCACGTGCACTGGATTGTATTCATGTTGAAACATTGTGTTAACCCAAATAGAATTTAAATGTAAATCATATTGGTTAACTTTATTCCATTCTAAATAGTGTCTAAATTTTGATTCAAGCCAACCTAATACATTATTAGGTAAATTATTGTGTCTAGTCATTTTATCACTATCTTCACCATTAAAAAATAAAATATGTTCTTTTTCAATATTACCAAATAATTGTTTATTAACAGGTTTTAATTAAGAATATTTTGTTTCGTATATGTGATTAATAGTATTAAATACATCAAGTGGTACTTGATACCTTAACACCGACTGACCTAAAAATATAAATTTAAAATCTGATGTGTCCATACTTTTGCCTTATCCTTTCTGGAATTTTTTCTATGTAAGAATTGTATACTTTTCTTACGGGTCCATCAAATAGTTTATGCATATTACTACCAACTATTTTATCGTCGTAAGATAAACCATTCACATTTATTTGATCTACATTATTAAAACTATGGTTAAAATAAGGCTCACCTATAAACTCATATATTTTTCTAAACTCTTGTTCTGGATTTGTAACCATATCATCGTATTTTACAAAGTGACATATGTCGGGATAATTGTAAGCATTCTTTATTGCTTCTAAAGATTTTGCAACTGCACCATCTTTATTCATAATCATAGCTAATTTTTCATCATCGTTTTTACAATTATATCTATTAGGAAATGCGTCAGGGTTTTCTGTGTACCACTGCATATAACTAGCTAACACATCCATTAAATCTCTAAGTAATACTATACATTTAAATGGTTGTTTAAAATGTTTTTTCACTAATGCAAAATTATTTGCTGTCATAACAGGACCACGATCAATAATAATACGTTGTGGCCAATCCTTATAGTAGGTGTCAAACACAACATCTAAAACATTGTCCAATGATTTATGGTCTGGATAGTTTAAAAACACATCAGTATTCTTTAACAAAAATAAATCTTTCATTATCTCTAAGGTAATAGAGTTAGGTGTAGCTGCTATCTCAGGATTTTGATTTATAATACTTGTAAATAAAGTATTACCCGATCTAGGTTGTGCTACTAAAAATAAAAGTTGTTTATTTTTCTTTTGCTCCAAGGTCACTAGTTATCTGCTCTTTCTTATTGTAAATCATTTCTCCTGATTTTTTAACTCTTTCTATAGTTTGTAATTGACCCAGTACATTAAACACCTCTGGTTGTGATGAACCTTGAGTTAATGTCTCTGCTTTGTTTTTCATGATTAAATGATAAGAATCTAGTTGGTGTCTGTTAACATCTTGTGTATCAAACGAACCATCATCAAACTCTTTTTTTAATGCAGACCATAATTTAATTTCTCTCATACGGTCTCTAGCAACTAATTGCATGTTAGCTAAACCATATCTAGCTT